CTCAGCGTGAGCTGTGCCATGATTTGGGAATGGCTTTTGGGAAATCGGTGGTTAATTTCACCGTTTCTCAATTCATGCGTCATGAGCCGGGTGCTGCCGGTTTGTATGTGCAAGGATACCCGGTTCGAGCCGGAGATGTGCTTGGTGGAATGCTCCGCACTCAAGCGGAGCGGGCCCGAGAGGCCGCATTCCGGAAGGGAATGAGTGCTGCTGATCAGATGAAATCAGCAGCTGAAGCCGTTGTTCACCCTGTTGCTGGATTTGTCAGCGGGGTGAAACTCCGCATTGACTCCACGGCTGCAGGTGTTCGCGCAGCTTTGTTGGATCGCGGGGGGCTTGTGGATCGGGTGCGCATGGCTGAACGTGATGCTTGGACGCGCCTTCGGATGCCTGTTATTTTCGTCACGAGCGAAGAAGTTAGGAAACGAGTGGAAGATTTTCGCAGGAACCCTGTTTCTGCGGCTTTGGATCTTTTGCCCACTGAAGTACTGATGCCTTCTCTCGGCGACGCAGGGGAGAAATCAAGTGTGGTGACCTCTTTTGTGAAGAGGCTGGGAGCTAAGATCCAGCCTCCAAGTCAGAGGTTGTGCGAATTGTTGGACATTGCTGCACGCCACATTTGCGAACGTGTCGAACCAGGGGAGCCTTTGACAAGAGAGAGGCTTCATGTTGAAGCTTCTCAAAAGGCTGATTCTGAACCCTGGACACCCCAACAGCGGGCCGAGTATATCCACGGGGCTGGGATGGCATGGAGTATTGTCGAGGGTTCTGTCTCACCTAAGGAACTCTCGGATGCCGTCCATGAGTATGGCTTCTTTGTCAAAAATGAGACATACCCTTCAGGAGAGTTAAAGGCTCTCAGGTTCATTGTTTGCCCTTCGCATTTTGTGCGGGGTTTGATGTTTGCAATGTTCCACGGTGCTGAGAAACAGATTTTGAAAGTGCTCCACAAAGTGACAGTCAAGGGTTTGACTCGCGCTGAGCAGTTGGAAAAGACGGATTTGGTTTGTCGTGGTGCTGGACATGTTGCCAGCATTGATCTCACATGTTTTGAACAAACTGTGAGCGGGATCCGCCAAGCAATTGTGGAGACGCAGGTGTATGCACAGGCTGCACCCGTCAACATCCGTAGCGCAGCACACCGTTTGCTGACTGTGATGTCAGGGTTTTACAATGCCGTTGTGGGTCGCGATGAACAGGGTGGAATGGCGCCCTGTTGGCAGGACTATCTGAGTGATGTGTTCGAAAGTTGTTCTGCCAACGTTACCCGGCTTTCAAGTAAGCTGGGTCACGCGACAACTCCAATCATTCGTCGCTCCGGAGAGTTGAAGACCTCCGTGGGCAATCTCCTTCAGAATTTCTGTGGGGAAGCAGCGATCGCCTCTGTCTCTCGTTTTGGGGATAGAGCAGCAAACCACATTGTGGATGTGATCGCTGAGATGTTGGATGGAGGCATGGGATTGGTGGAAGGAGATGATTCTGTTTGGGACATGCGTGTTTTTGGCAATGATCCCAAACGTCTCGAACAAGCTGCTGAACAGCTAGGAATTCCCATCAAACTTGACGTCACAGAACCAGCACAAGCACATTTCCTAAGTGCCCTCCAGACAGAGGGCAGACGGGTCAGGAGCACGGTCTATGGGTTGATGGCCGAACGTTTTCTGATCCGAGACCCGATGGAACTTCTGTCGAAGGTCTTTGCGATTTTCACTGGTCCCGGTGCTGCGGACACGGTTACCAGTGATCTCGAGTTGGCGGCGGCCAAAGTGCTTTCATACCTCCAGGACTATGTTCACCTCCCTTTGGTGGGACCGGTGCTTGTCGCTTTTTGGAAGAGGTATGGATACATACTTTGTGCCCGTTTGGATAGAATGAGAATGGCCTGGAGGCGGAGGAAGAGAGATGTCCTCCGAGCGGAGGAACACGTTCGAGATTTGCTCGAAGAGACGTGGGAAGGTTTCAAGGATGACCTGTTTGAAAACGGGCCAGACCCCGTCAGTCGTTATCTCCTCAAAGACATCTTCGGTTTTCGCGAGGATGATCTCAGAGCCATTTTGGAGTTGTCTTCTGATGAATTCCAGGAAAAATTGGATTCTTTCGAGCGCACTCATGACATTGGTGCGTTACGCCTGCGCGTTCAGGAATGCACTGGTATTACCCAGGACCAACAGCAGGCTATTGAAAGAGATCTCCAACTCCAGATCCTCAACGCCAATCGAGAAGATGTCAAGGACGGTCCGTTGGTCTTCGTTTTACCGAAGATCCTCGGCGAATATGGTCTTCGTACGGCGGCTTCCCGTATGAAGGGCCGGTTGTTTCCGGGCGTCCGGGAGCACGTTTCGCGTGTGCAGAAGCAGATCCAGTCCCAAATTGATTTTGGACAGGTCAGTCGATTTGCAGGGTTTTGTTTCGGCAAGATCCTATGGCTCCTCGCATTTGCTGGAGGGGCCTTTGCCTTTTGGCAGGCGTCGATGATTGCCTGGTGGATGGGACTGGCCTCAGCGGGAATGCTACTGTCTGTGGCGCTCCCCGTTTGCTTGGTTTTTGCTGTTGTGGTCTTCCTGTTGTACGGCGGTGATCTCCGCCGAATCTTTTTCTCAGGAGTGTGGATCACGCGGATTGTCGTTGTCTCATTGGCATTCCGATTCATTGGCCGCAAGGTCGAGAGCACCCAATGGTGGAGAAATCTACCGTCACCCGAACTTCGGAGGTGGTGCTCAGAGGCCGGGTATGAGTGGCCTGGGGGGGGGGAGGACCGGAGGGCCCGTGGAGCGGGTTGAACGGTCCTAAACCCTCTTTTACCCATGTAAATAGCAATACAAGCGAGCGTACACACACACACCGTCTGCGGCGGGGTAGCACCGCTTTAGAAAATGCTACACCAGGAGTGGTAGCTGCAACTCAAATCTGGTCTTCACGCGGGCAAGCGCAGCGCCGCATAGTGTGAGGATCGGGACTGTCCAAAGGACGTGGATTCACTGTCTCTGGGTGTCGAACTGTGCGAAAGGTAGAGTGGACGTACGCTTCCTGACCGAGTAGTGGGGTGAGTGACACTGTTATCGAGGCGTGAACACACGTTTGGGCGATGGTCTACGGCAGGGGGGGAAATACCTTGCTAAAAGCGAAC